GTGTTATGAACATCATGAATAGTGAGAACTTTGACAGGTCATTGCGACCGGTAGCAGAAATGTACAAGGAGCACACTGACAAGTACAAGGTTCTGCCGGATCAAACACAGATTCAAGCAATGACTGGTATAGATATTGAACCTATTCCAGAAATGAATGAAGGTCATCAGGACTGGTTCTTAGATGAATTTGAAGCTTTTACTAAACGACAAGAACTAGAACGTGCTATTCTTAAAGCAGCCGATATGCTTGAGAAAGGTGACTATGGTCCTGTTGAAAAACTGATTAAAGACGCTGTTCAAATCAGTCTACAAAAAGACATGGGTACTGATTACTTTCATGACCCTAAAGGTCGTATCAATAGGTATTTCAATGCAGGTGGTCAAGTCAGCACAGGCTGGCCTCAGATGGATAAGATTCTGTATGGTGGCATGAGTCGAGGTGAATTGAACATCTTTGCAGGTGGCTCAGGTTCAGGTAAGTCATTAGTCATGATGAACATTGCATTGAACTGGTTGCAAGCAGGCATGAGTGGTGTTTATATCACACTTGAACTTTCAGAAGAACTTACTTCATTGCGTACTGATGCTATGTTAACAAGCATGGGTACAAAATCAATTCGCAAAGATATTGATACAACCGATCTCAAAGTTAAGATGGTAGGTAAGAAGTCTGGTAAGTATCGTGTCAAAGGTTTGCCTGCACAAAGCAATGTCAATGATATTCGGGCTTATTTAAAAGAGGTGCAAATTCAAACAGGTATCAAGATTGACTTTGTTATGGTCGACTACTTAGACTTGGTTATGCCGGTGTCTGTTAAAGTCAACCCCAACGATCAGTTTATTAAAGACAAGTATGTTGCAGAAGAATTGCGTAACTTAGCTAAAGAACTAGGTATATTGTTAGTTACTGCGAGTCAGTTGAACCGTTCAGCAGTTGATGAGATAGAATTCGATCATAGTCACATTGCAGGTGGTATCAGTAAGATTAACACAGCAGATAATGTGTTTGGTATCTTTACAAGCCGTAGTATGCGTGAACGGGGTAAGTATCAAATGCAGTGTATGAAATCTCGCAGTTCTACAGGTGTAGGTCAAAAAATTGACTTAGATTATAATGTTGAAACAATGCGTATTACAGACGAGGATCCAGATGGTTATGCTGAACAACAGGCAAAATACAAGCCAAGTCCTAGCCCTACTGATATCATGAGTCGTCTACGACCACAATCAACATTAGCCGCTACAGATCCTATTATAGATCAAGCTACAGGGGAAATACTAGAACCCGTAGAAAAGAAGGTTGTAGCTGATGTGCAGGGCACAAAACTCAAAGCATTATTGAATTCGCTAAAGAAGTAATAAAGCATAAATACAGTTAGGACAAATTTTATGCAAAAGAAAACCCGTTCCCTTTTGGAAGAATTAGAAGCGATTGGTAATGATCGTGATATGACTCATGTTATTGAAAACAGAGCACATAACATCATTACCAGCGCAATAAATTTGATTGAGTTGATTAACAAACACTATGATAAGGATACTTCCGAGCTATTGGAAAAGAAACTATTAAGTGCAATCAAAGGGCGAGACCAAGCAAGATTTGCTAAAAGTATAAGGAAAAATCATGAGGCTGAATGATTTTCAACAGCGGGTTGATGAAAAGTTAGAAAACTGGATTGGTAATTACGGCGCATCCACTGTTCAACAGATGAAGAACAGAATGAAGGGTGATACTGAAGGTGAGTTATCTGTTGCAGAAAAGATGGGCAAAAATAAGTTCATCAACGATTTTGTAGCAAGAGCGTATGCAACACTAAACAGCGAGATTGAAAGCGGCCGAGTAGATCCTAGTGCATCTTCTACTCCGAAACCAAAAACACCCGCAGAAATTAGAGCAGAAAAACAAAAAGTCGCCGCCGCAAATGCACAATCTCAAATGGCATCACCAGCAAAGCCGGCAGCCCCTCAAAAGGTTGACCCGCAAGCGGCTGCAAAGCTGAAGGGCAAGTTGAAGGCTGGCCAAGGTTTAGGTAAAAAGACAGGTGCAGGATTTAAAGATTATGTAGGCGGTAGTGGTGCAGTTCAGCGTGAAAGTCGCTATGATAGATTAAACACTATTTTTGAGAGCTTATTAACAGAAGCTGAATCTGTAGGACAATTCTTTAAGCGTTGGTTACCTACATATATGAAGGGTGTGAATTTATCAGATCCTCACACTCAGTCGTTGATACAATCTATCGAAGACACTTATGCTCAGGATAAAGGCAAGGCTGCACTAACTCAATTAGCTAACGCAGCCTATGCCGCTAGCTTTGCCCCAGGGTTTGGTGGTCAGGCACAACAAGGTCAGCCGGGACAACAAGGTCCAAAAGCATCAGACGCTATGATGAAGGCTATCAGTACTGCATCAAGTGCTAAAGAACTTGCAGCTGGAATCAGAACAGCAATGACAAGATTGAACGCATTAGATAAAACAGCGTATTCTAGTTTTGTACAAGAATTAGTTAAGGCAGCAAACACCCCTGTTCCAGCAGAGCCGGCGGCAAAATCGGCCCCAGCAGCAGGTGCAGTCCGGGGCAATAAACCCGGTGCACCTACACCGGACGAATATGCTAATCTAGAAAAACGAATTCAAAGTCAAATGGGGGCAAAATGAACTTATCAGAATCACTAGCTTCATTAAGAAACACATTAGATAACATAGATTATGACAAAGACCAGGTCTTATCAGAAGACAAGGGTCATTTAGATCATCCTGAAGATTTGATATTCTTAGGTGGAGTTCAAGGGGCTACTAGAGCAGTTCAATCTATGGTAGATACGGTACAAAACCCTGACAGAGTGACCATTAAATGGGACGGCTACCCTGCCTTGATCTTTGGACGTGACAGTCAGGGTAGATTCAGTATCATGGACAAACACATGTTCAACAAAAAAGACGGTACCGGTCGCCAAGTTTATAGCCCAGAACAGTTTGTACAATATGATATGGCACGTGGGGTTAACCGCGAAGACTTGCATCAAATTATTGCTGATCTCTGGCCTGGACTAGAAAAGTCAGATAGAAGCAAGGGTTATTACTGGGGTGACTTATTGTTTTCTCAACCTCTACAAGACCAGAATGGCATGTATAAGTTTAAAGCTAACCCTAATGGTATTGCATATACAGTTGAAGCTGATAGCGAAGTGGGGCAATTGTTTAACGGCAAGCAGGCAGCTATCGTTGTTCACCAGTTTATACCTGCAAATGCAATGACCACCGATGATGCTACGCCATTAGACGGAACTATAGGGAGTTTGAAAAACAACAGCAACGTAGCTATTGTTCCTGCTAAAATGCCTATTGCCCCTGCATTAAAATTAGATAATGCCGCAGCTAAAAAAGCAAGTGCAGTGATACAAAAGTATGGTCAATCAGTAGACGAATTGATGAATTCAGCTCCTCAAGCTAGAAACACTTTCAATGGTTTATTCACTACATACATCAACAAACGAATTGTGCAAGGAAATCTTAATGATTTGATGCAAGGTTTCTATGATTATGTTGCTACTCGTCCGATGACAGATTCAATGAGAGCTAAAATAGACAATCACTTAGAACAAAACAAAGCGGGAGTTCAGGGTGCATTTGAGATTTGGGTAGCACTGTACAACATGAAAATGAATATAGTAGCTCAGTTAAACAAGGCTGCTGAAGCAAGTCCCGTCAAAGGCTATTTGGACGACGGTACACAAACTCAAGAGGGGTTCGTCAGTCACGGATTGAAATTTGTAGATCGTATGGGATTTTCACGCCAAAATCTCGCCGGAAGATAAGCCAAAACCGACATTTTTTTGTGCCAGGCATAAATATATACATGAATCAGTAGGATTCAAATTTTTTAAGGATATTTTATCATGGCACAATTTACAAGAGTTAACGGTGACTTTTTACCCGTAATCAACTACGATAGCCCAGCGTATACAAACTCTGGCGTCAATGCTTTAACTTCTGCGGCTACAGTTCAGCCTCAAGGTCCTAAGCTAGACTTCTTCACGATTACTGGTAACGGTTCACAAATCGCTGACAACATCGCTACAGTGTTCCAAACTGTTGAGCAATTAGCTACTATGCACATCTATGAGTACACAAACGCTACAGATGACACATTGGCAATCGCTATTTACCCAGTTGGCGCATGGACAACAACTTCACTTGACACTGCTTTAACAGCAGCTTGGACAAGTGCTAACGTTTCTGTTGCAGCTACTGCTACATTCACAGGTTAATTTTAACTTAATTAAAAAACCCGAGATTTATTCTCGGGTTTTTTTACCTCTCTAAATACTATATGAGTTTTAGAATCACCTGTCATACCTTATTCGATATTACACAAACCGGTGTATTGAATCGTTCACGACCCGGCGATGACCAAGAAATGACGGAATGGATTAAGAAAAGAAACACGCAAGCAAACTTTGATACAATATTGCAAGTAATCTCACTGAGATCACAACCAGAAATAGTGTCGATGCCAAAACGAGTCGATATAAAATTTGATGAGTTTGATAACTTTGGATTTCTGTTTCAACAGTTAGAAAACGAGACTTATCCATGTTGGAAGTTCTCATTCGACATTCACCATCATAGTGTATTCAATGATGGTATCTCAGAGTTGGGTTCATTGTATAATGATTGCAACGGCGTACCCATGATACGATGCGGGACTGAGTGGGAAAAGCTTCCTAGCTTTTTAGATACAAGTGACGAATTAAAAAACATATATTTTACAGTAGAATATGAATGATGTAATGATTAACAAGATTAGCCAGTTTCTTAGCAAAGAATTTTTGCAGAACATGTCTAATATCTCAATGATTCAAAATAATGACGGTAGCTATGAATTTTTTAATAGATACACTGTACATCAAGTTAAAACTGGATACGAAGTCCATCTCAAGTATAACTCTGATGTCAAAATTTTCTCATCATTAAAAAACGCATTGACTTGGTGTATTTTTGAAAATAGAACAAAATTTACACAAGCCAGAAGAATTGAATACTTAGACAACATGTTAGCAGGTACTGAAGTTAGTATTGAGGTTCACAAAAACCTCATCAGAAAAACCAGTAATACTGAGAATCAACTGATTTATATCGCTAAATTAAGTGAAGAACAGGCAAAAAGAAAGCAGATGATAATAGAATTAGCTTCATTTGTAAATGAGTCTAAAAACTGGCAAACTAGAAAGTTTGTAGCAAAAAGATAAATATATTATAACGTTTGGAATACAACTATGAAATTAACCGATTTTGACAAAAAAACTTATGCACCTAAAGCATTATCAGAGAACTATCAAATGTCCTTTGATGTAACAGGCATGACAAAAAATGACACGCAGAAAATGCTACAAAAAGTCCGCACTTTGGCAAATGAAGCCAAAGAATCTACTGACTTCCACAGAAACCAAACTAGCCCTAGCTACATGAAACTTGTATTTATGGAACAGGCTTTAGTTCAGCGTTACAATGAATTATTGAGTCAACCAAGAACTCGTATCGTTGTAGAGAATGAAGAAGTAGACAAGTCTCAAGTTGTTTTGGCAGCACAAGACCTAGTGGATAGCGTACAAAAAATGCTAGAAAGCATTGGTCAAATGCAAGTCAAAGAACTACCTGCATTGGTCGATTCTATTGAATCTGAGATTGGTGTCAATGAAGCACAATCATACAACGATCAAGTTTCTGGTCAACTAGATACATTAAGCGGTGCATTGAAAGAGGCTTTCTCTGCATTGAAGTCTGCTCGTGACAGTATTACTGGTCAAGGCGGTGGCTTTGCTGATGCTGGTATGGATGCAGGATTAGACACTGGTATGGGTGACGAAATGGCAGGCATGGACGCTGGCATGGATGCTGAATTAGGTGCAGATATGGACTCCGATGTGACTACTGATATGGGTCCTGATTTGGAAGAACCTGAACCAGATGTAGGTGGCGCGGTAGGTCGTGCCAAGAGGTAATTAATGCGCCTCTACGAATTTGCTGATCCTATGATTACAAAACTTGTAGCCATAGCTGACCAGCTTAAATCAGATTTAGAACAAGGGGAGGCTGACCCTAATATGTTGGTTCCCGATTTCTTGCAATATCTGAAAAAATATGATATCATATACGACAAGACAGACTTGTACGATATGATTAAAAAACTTCCTCTAAAAAATCTTATCTCTAATATTCAGGGCGACAAAATTGTTTTCAAAGGATTTGGTACTCCAGAAGCACCACCTGAAGATGAGAGCCAAGGCATTGTTGCAGGCATGGCTAAAAAAGCCACTGGTCAAAAATGATTTCAGCTACTGAACCTGCAATCAAGAAGATAAAACAGCAAATACAAAGAAGAGGAAAAGGCTCGGGTATACGGATAGCTGTAAAAACTACCGGATGCTCAGGGCTTGCATACGTACTAGAGTTTGTCGATACACCGATAGACAGTGATTTAAAAGTGGAGTGCGATGGGTGCGCTATATACATAGACCCCAAAAGTTGCCCATATGTTCAAGGCATGATTGTTGATTATGCTAAAAACGGATTAAATGAAGGCTTTGAATTCAGGAATCCAAACGAACGTGATCGCTGTGGGTGTGGAGAAAGCTTTAGGATATAATGGAAATAACACACTTAGTAGTCAATGGTTGCAGCTGGACATACTGTCAAGGTTTAGAAGATCCCAAGACTCAAGGCTGGCCAGCTTTATTGGCTAAAAAATTAAACATCCCTGTAGTCAATTTAGCAGTTCCTGGATCAGGAAATGATACAATTCATAGACGCATCTATGAATACTATTTTGACGATCTACCAAACAACAGTAAACCCCTATACATCGTAGGATGGTCTCAAACATGGCGCCGAGAAGCATGGTGTAGGAAGTATTATCACAAGCACTTACCAGAGGGTTACTCATCTATCGCATTTCCAGAAGCTAAACCTAACAATTTTTATGAGGCTGCGCTGTTAGATAACTGGAGTGAAGAAGATTTTCTTAGAAGAACCATGCTCTACCAATTGTCATTGGATTCCTTATTCAAATCTAAAGATGTTCCTAATTTATATA